AATAAAACCAACGACTGTATTAGTGTTGGTTTCTTTAACAACAAGTTTTAATGTCTTGCCTGGATTTTCGTCTGGTGAAAAAGATGCGGTCTTTTCCAGCATAGTATCAAAATTAACTAGTGGAATTTGACATACTTGGAAGTTCATGTCCAATGGATGCATACTATAATCTTGGAACATTTCATCTTCAATACTACCCATGCCTGGCAGAGGTAAAGGTATATTTCTCACCCTTTCTATTTTTCTAGCACGAAAATAATCATCTATACGTTCAAAGTTCTTGAAGTATTCGATCATCTTCATAGCAACATCAATAGAATCTTTTTTGTCAAGTATCATCATATATGTAGGATAACAAAAAAACTGCTAAAATGTAAGGAATTATTGCTGTAAGACTTGAGGATATTGCTTCATAATAGTTAATAGCTTGTCCATATAAGTATCAAGTTCACGAATCGGTTTTGTAAAAACTTGCACTTCATTTGATTCTCTCACCGCAATTAGAATTACTACTTGTTCTGGTAATGCACCAAACATCTCAAAAAATGCAGCTGCATAAAACATGGTTTGAATATAATATCCTTCAATCCATTCCTCTCGTTTTGATCTTCTGGAAGTTTTAAAATCAATGACTGAAAGAACACCGTTATATTCTGCAACGCAATCCGCAGTTCCAGCTACCTTTAACATATTACTATGTAAGGGAACTTCTAAACCATATATATTATTTATGTTTGATAGTTTAAATCGTAGGCGATTGAAAACTTCTCCCGCCTCGACAATTTTAGGAGTGGGTAGGGGCATATTATATAAGTACATCTCACAAAGATCATGCACGGCAGTTCCAAGAGTACTGGAATCTTTCATAATTCTATTTGCTTCTTCTTCACCAACTTTTTTTCGCCATTGCTCTATCCCCGGCTTAGGTTGACTGCCGAGGATAGAGGTTATGGAAGGATATACATTCCCAGCTGGAGTAACATATACCCTATTACCATCTACCTCATCTCTGATAGATGGCTCGTAATCATCAAGATCGTTTAAATGGCGAAATTGTTTCTTCACTTTTTTATTCATTATTTACCTTTTAATATCATTTCCAATGGTATGTGCATACCTTGTCTCAAGATTTCCAATTTTAAAGTATCACCTATATTTTTCATTTTAACTATTGATGCAAGCATTCTCCATTTAACTTCTTCACCATCAACTTTTAAAATAATATCACCCTCTTTGATAACACCAAAAGCAGGACTATCTTTTACGATCTCTTGTACATATGCACCGTAACCATGTTTTGATTCACTATAATCCTTAGTTTCAACTGGACGATACATAATTCCAAGAAAAGGTCTTTCTATCTTATGACCTAGATATAATTTTTCAATTACTGATTGTGCATACGTTCCATCAATCGCAAATCCAATTCCAACTGAACCTACTCCAGCACCACCAGTTATAATCATGGTGTTAATACCAATTATTTCTCCATCCTCATTGAATAATGGCCCACCAGAGTTGCCTGGATTAATAGCCGCATCCGTTTGAATGAATGGTACAAATGAAGCTGCATCAGGTACAAACCTATCTAAACTAGATACGTTCCCAAATGTAACAGTAAAAGATTGATTCATAGGTGAACCAATCGCAATTACATCTGAACCTAATTCTGGTTTCTTACCCCATTTTAAATAATAAAATGGTTTTGTAGTATCAATAATTTTTAGTAATGCTATATCTGATTCTTCATCATAGTTTACTAATTTTGCTTCATGTGATTCTTCATTATGAAAAACAACTGTTATTTTTGAACAAAATTCAATACAATTACTAATAACGTGTGCATTGGTAATAATATGTCCATGTTCGCTAATCACAAACCCCGAACCTAAATGTGTAGGCTCTTCTTTAGGATTACCCCTATCAGGTCTTTGCCCTCTTTGTTGAGGTTGTTGTTGAGGTTGATTCCTAAATTTGAATCCCCCTTGACGTTGATTCGGTTTACGAAATTCACCATTCGCTTTTTCCATATCCTTTTCCGCAATAACTTCTACTACTGCTGGAAGAATATGTTTTACTATACTTGTTTTATGATTATGTTCAGCATATATATTTGTTGTACCCAAGTAAAGAAATAAAAATAAACATAATATATTTCTTTTGAAATTTAACATTCTAAGCTCCTTTAAATCTCAGCTTGCATTTCCTTGATCGTACTTTGCAAACGAGGCTTCTTTATGTTTAGGTTTTGGGCGTGAACAACTTTACATTATTGCCTCCAATTATGCACGATAGGTTTCCCTTTGCGTAATTAAAAATAATAGCCCATTGTTTATTATTAGGATTCATTAGGATTTCCATAGAAAGCAACATTCTATGTCTGTCGTCATTGACGACACCACTTGCAGCTAACCCCAACATATAATCGTTTTCCGCCATTTTCTTTATAAACTCTGGTGTGTTACAATACAAGAGTATTTCAGATAATGGAACTGTTGTCTCATGTTGCTTGGCTGTAGTTGGTTTATTACCTACCAAAAATAATAAACACAAGCCGAGTAATACCAATTTTATCTTCATCTTACCTCAAATCTAGATGACGTATGTTTTTTCTTTATACGATTCATCACTTCTGTAAATTCAGATGTAGGCTTCAACCTACCTTTTGTCGATTCTAATCTAGCAGAATCAACAATCCGACTACATCCCACAATCCTTATAATTGTTCCATCCTTTTTACAAGATGGACAAGGATTGTTTAAAGGTACATCCATATTTGATATAGTGTGTATTTCCTCAAACAGATGCTCACAGGAATTACATTCAAATACATATTCAGGCATTATATACTTACTCCCAAAGGTATTTCAAACTGCTTCATTTTAGGTTTCCATTTTAAAAATGTTTGACCATGATCCACTTTACCAATTTCCATCCACTGCCATTGATGTACCATCTCATGTGCTAAAGTGTAAATGAATTCAGCTTTATTCATAAAAGTTTTTGCTATCGATAATTCCCCATACAGATATCCGTTTTTGCATCTTCCAGTATATTCAGCATGACAATCATATTTTCTTTTTATCTCAACAGTTTTAAACGGATGTATGGAATCATTAAAAATTTCTTCATTAAGTATATTTGTCCATCTTGTTACTAAATGTTTAGAAGGACTGAATGGTTCACATTTATTTATATGACTACGAATCGTTACAATAACGACATTATCTTTTTTGATATACATCTCTATCCCCCTAATGTTTTGGATAGCCAGATTTCCTTTTGACAAATTTTTCTGCTTTTTGTCGTTTGTCTTTGGTTGATGTAAAATCCTTCTCAATATGATAATTGCAAGTCATAGGAAAATCTAAGAATTTTCCACTATATTGAAATCCATCCCACTTTAATTCAAAGATATGATCTACGCCTTGATCTTGTAACTCAACATTAATATATTTATTTTTAAATGCTTCTCTCACTATAGCTTTTTTTAGAACACTCTTATCATCAGAAAGTTTAATATGAAGTTCTGTTTTTGTATCTACCGCCATAGTTATACCTTTCTATAAAGATCAGGGAAAACTTCAAGCACTAACTTTACAGTTAACCCCTTTGTTTTTTGCTTCTTCTTAAGCATACCTTCAAAGACTTTTGATTCGTCAGGATGCATTGTTTCCAAAATTTCATTCAATATTTCAGTTGCTTTTTTAATTTGCAGATTACCCGCTTTTGGATGACCTTCTACAAAAATAGAACACTTATTAACAGCTGTTTGAAGATTTAGATCACAAAACTCTATCGGTTTATCTGAGCCTTTATATTTCGGAATATCTTTTACAGACCATTTAATTGATGGATCAAATGTACCTTGCAAAAGAAATCTTAAAGTTTTATTATTCTTATTTTCTTCTAATATTTCTTTTTTAAGTTTGCGTGTTTTTGCCCTACCTATCCGCCCAAGTATTTCTGATACATATTCATACTTCATAAAATAAAATCTCCTTTACACTCCATTAAATAATTCAATTTATTCTTAACAAAATAACTAGTGAAACGGCCAGGCATTTCATCAAACTTTTTATCTGCTTTATATGCAGATAAAATAGCGTCATGTATATCTTTCGGAATATAATCGAAATCTATTAACTTTTGATTACGCTTCCAATTATCACCAAACCCATTAAGCATTTCTGGTTCTTCCATCCAAACAGCTAATTTCTTCTTGGATATAGGTTTCTGCCTAATGCCATCAACTATACAAGAATCCGAGGACAATACATTCGGAATACCATCGCCTTTATCACCACGAATAATATGCTCTTTAAGGTATTTATAAGGGTTAGACGTAGTTATCATCTTTTTTTGGATAGGCGAGTACTGTTTTATCCATTTAAATTTGTGTAATTGGGAGAAATCCTTATCAGAGCTAATAATTATACTCTTTTCTTGAATATTTTTAGCCAATACAGCAATAACATCATCACCCTCAGCATGAGCAATTTTTATAACTTTATATGGAAAATACTCATCAATTTCTTGAATGATCTGATTAATGGTTTTGAATAATGATGACCAATCCATACCATCCTTTTTCTCTTGCTTATCTCTCACTATTTTCCGATTAGCTTTATAATACTGGAAATCCTCTTTTCTCCAGCTTGATAAAAAATCAGTACAAATGACAATCTCACCATACTTAGCACGATACTTCACACGGTAGTTCCTGATACTATTCAGCACCAGATGTCGTATAAATTCCTCTGATAGAACATCAGAATTTGAAGTCTTATGTGCTATCATAATACTACCTACAATTATATTTGAAAAATCAAGCAAAATCATGTCAATACACCTTCAACAATTTTAAACTCTTTAATAGAATCTAATCGGAAACTACGCCATCCATTTTTATCAATATCCCAAACAGATATCGTATCAGGATTTTCTTTTTTCTTAATAATATCTTCACTAATATATTTTTCAGGCAAAACAGAATCATGTAATGTACAATTCATAACTCGCTCATCACCATTTACTTTAGTGAAAAGTACTCTCATTACATTATTTTGTAAACCTTCAACCAATATTTCCCGCTTCGTCCGCCTCATAATTATCTCCTTCAACTCTAGATACATATTCAGTATATTTGACAATCTTTATATTACTATACTTTTCTAATAAATCTAGACCATCATTATTTTTGTATCTATGTTCATAATGAAATTCTTTAATACCACTTTGTAAAATTAATTTAGCACAATCAACGCATGGTGCGTATGTACAAAACATATAAGAATCTTTCCCTGATTCAGTTGACTTTGCAAGTTTAGTTATTGCATTTGCTTCAGCATGAAGAACCTCTGGTTTTGATTTTCCGTTTTCTTCACAAATGTTTGTACCACCAGAAGGCATGCCATTGTAACCGATAGAAATAATCCTATCATCTTTTACAATGATACACCCGACTTGTAATCTTTCCGCTGTAGAAAGTTCTCCATATATTCTAGCAACCTTTAAGTGTGCTCTAATATATTTATTTTTCATAAAATGTCCACTCTTGGATAGTGTTATCATCTAACATAGAAACTTTATCTCCTTCCGAAACTTTTTTTCCATGTTCTTTTTGGAATTCTTCTTCACTATGTACAGAAAATTCACGATCAAAAGTTTCATGTAAATAATCTGCTCCTTCAACTACCATATTCTTTGCAGTAGCTGCATCATGTACTAGTACATTTAGGTTATCAGGTCTTTGAACCATCAAAGAAAAGATAATAAAAAACTGAATAATAATAATAAAATTCTTAATCATGTTCATTAGAAAGCTCCTAACAATATAGTCTGAGCGTTAATTCGCCCTGTCATAGATTGGTCTTTGGTTTTCATTTCTTTCAACTTCTTACGCAAAGACTGTTTGGTTAATTTACCCAATACTTCTTTGGGTTTTCTCGCTGTCTTTTGAATAGATGTATCAGAATCGAAATGTTGAATAGTGCAACCTTTGACACTAAAACCTCTTACACTATTCTCAGCATAGTAAACACCTAAACGGTTATACTTCGTATTATAAACCCACAACTCACTAGCACCAACAATCTTTTCTGGATTGATACTAACAAGTCTTAGGTCTTTATGCTCTGCTTGATACTTCAAACTTTTAATAAGTTTACCAGCAGTTGCTTGTTTTTTCTTTCTTGGTTTTCTTTGTGCTGTTGCGTTCTTAATAAGACGATCAATATCATCAATAATAATTCCAAAGAAGTGCATCATCTTTTCTTGATATTTTGGTTTAAGATGACCAAATGCTTCATTTAAGTAATCATCCTCACCATTAAAAACATCTACACTTTCATTGTACAATGTCATATACAGTTCACGCATTTTCCTTGCATGAACCGCTTTACAACCCATTTCTTCAAGATGAGCATAACAATCATATTTCATTTTGAAATCACTATTGATAAAATCGTCAATCTTGCCTTCAATACCAGATACAAAATCATAAACTTGTTCACGAATTCTATCTTGAATAGATACCGTTCTCTTAGGTTTTTCTTCTTCCACCTTTTCTTCTACTTTTGGTTTACCCTTAGTTGGGTCAACCATAACACCATCAACAACCTCACACGCTCTAGTAGTACCATCATCACATAACATTAAATCATATACTTTTTTCATAATATAATAACCTCTATCATTATACAACATTAAACAAATGCATTTTTGCAAGTCCAAACAATGCAATTATAATAACAATACTATTCAACAAAATCAAATTAACACTATCTCTCAAATACGCATTAATGATATGTAATGTTGAACCAACCAACTGAATTAAAAATATAGTGGTAATGCAAACATCATCACCATACCAAGCCATTAACAAGTAAATACTAATAAATGCTAACGAACCTAATGTTTCACATATTAATCGAAAGCGATTATACTTCCAATCATTAATTAACCATTTCTTTGATACTGCCCACATACTCATAAGTTTTTTCCTTAGTTATCTGAAATTGTCATAATGTAACGTGGCCCTTTAACCATCCGCTCTGGATATTTTGCCATGTTAATTAATTCACTTTCTTCTTCGTTTTCTTCAAGATACTTTTCCCAATTAGAATCAGAATATTTTTCATGTACTTGTCGCTCTTGTCGTTCCATTTCCATATTATAAAATTCTTCATCACGAGCAGGATCGCCAGAGGTATTGATATGATCTAACCACGCTTCAAAATCTCCTTTATCCCTTTCCCAATTTTCAAACTCATCTTCCCAAATGCTCATAATTGAAAATCTCCTTTATTAAAGTTACTATTAGGCTACCATGTTACATGGCCATTGTCAAGGAACTAATGAAAAAAAGATGGATTATAAGTACTTATTTTACAAGGACTTACAAACTCTTTTCTAGAAAACCCATAAATCCTTTAAAAACAATAACTTAGAAGATGTTTGTTTATGTGGACTTAGGGGGATTCTTCTTTTTTGCTAAATAATCAAGTAAATCTAGGACTCTACAGCAATATCCATGTTCATTATCATACCAAGCAAGCAATTTAACAAATTTCTTATTAATAACTTTTGTAGAAAGACAATCTATAACTGCTGAATATTCATTTCCAATGTAATCAACAGAAACTAAAGGTTCGCATGAAACATTAACAATACCTTTCATTTTACCTTTACCTTCTTTTTCAAATACATTATGGATTTCTTCAACATCTGTTTCTTGATTTAATTCGATTGCCATATCCAATAAGGAAACGTCTGGAACTGGAACTCTTATTGCTTGTCCATCTAACTTACCTTCCAACTCTGGTATAATCAGACCGACATTCCTTGCAGCTCCTGTACTAGTTGGAATCATAGAAATACCAGCACCTCTCGCTCTTCGTAAGTCTGGATGAGATGCATCCAATAAAGTTTGTCCTAACGTATAAGCATGAATGGTTGTAATATAACCATGTTTAATTCCATAGTTCTTTTGTAGTACTTTTAATACAGGCGTCAAACAAGTAGTTGTACAGGATGACGCTGAAATAATATTATGTTCTTTTGGTTTATACTCTGATTCATTTACACCATAAACTAATGTAGAATCTACATCTTTTGCTGGTGATGTAACAATTACATTCTCTGCACCAGCTTCTATATGTCCATGTAATGCATGATAATCTGTAAACTTACCAGTACAATCTATAACATAATCAACTTCCAATTCTTTCCAAGGCAATTTTGCTGGAGTTCTTCTATCAAAATTAGGAATAACATGGTCATCAATAATCATGTTATCTAATTCATAACTAAGAGTGCCATCAAAATGCCCGTAAATAGAATCATACTTAAAAAGATGAGTTCTTACTTCTGTTGTTGTTTTAGCATTAATACCAACAACATTATATTTATCGTCTTTGATTAATTTTCTTACTAAACTTCTACCAATCCTTCCAAAACCATTTAATGCAATATTAATCTTGGGAGTTTCTACCATTCTGCCACCTCACTTTTAATTTTTCACTATGTAGATTAAAAAACTGTTTCATTTCAGTAAACCAATATTTTTTGTACTTAGCACCATATGGTAGATTTGCTGATATGTTACTATGAATATAAGGATCATATATATTTCTATCAAATAAAACGTATGTACCTTTTCTTGTAATCTTTATAAACAATAACCATAAATCATTATCATCTGTTACATCATGTTCAACTTGATTTATCCATTCATCTAACTTTGCAATAGAAGATTTTGCTAATAATAAATGAAAAGGAAAATCTGCATAGTTCTTACACTCTGCTAAGAAGTATGGATATTTAGTAGGCGGTACTATATCACCCCTTGCTAATTTTATTTGTTCTTCGGAAAGATGATCTTTTCTATATTCATTCTTTCCACCTACATATGCTCCACTATTAGGCACTCTTATAAATGAATCGTTATATAATTCTCCAAGAAAATTACAAACATCTCTTTCCCAACTCTTACCTTTAGACTTGGATTTGCTTGTCATAAATGAAAACCCAAATCATCTTCAAGATCATATTCATCATCTTCATCAACATCCCTGTTATATACAGGGGCTGCACAAAATGGACAAAATCTTGGAGTCATTTCTTCATCCTCACATTCCATAGCAAATGAATGTCCACACTCAGCACACCCAAATCGTTTTACAATTTCTTCTTCAAATTCTTCTTCCATGGCTACTCCTATTTCAAATCCACAATCTCACATTTATCACCAGTACAAGCGTATTCTTGTGAGCCTCTTGTGTTATCCTCTACCTCATACTTAGACAACTCATTCCAATCAATATCTTTTGGCATTTTACTTACTGCTTCTAAATATTCATCCTCGGAACATTCTTGATAAGGTGCTTGTTTATAAGAATGATCTGAATAAGGTAGAAAAGAGATTCCAGAAATCATATCAAAGTTTTTGTACACCCACGCACCAACTTCAATCCACTCCGACTCTTTGACAGTTATGGTAACAGAAGGTTTATGTTCGCACCAATTTTCTTGATATAATTTCCAGAACTCTAATTGTTGTATAGCAGACCTGTCATTTCTACATATTGCTCTATTTGCTGTTTTAATTGGAAAAGAAAATACCCATGTATGTTCTGGTTTAGTAACATCCGATTCATGCGGTACATCTTTTTCAACTAAGAACTTGCAAAGAGGGTCTTTCTTATCGCCTCTTACAGTTCTAATATAATAAGGTGAATGTCTTGCATGAATACCAGAAGATGCATCAACTAATTGTGATACAGTTCCAGAAGGCTTAACACAAGTAATAGCTGCAGATGGTTCAATACCTAACTGCTTTGCAACTTTCTTATTGGTATCAATACATATCTCTTTTAACATTCTTAGCATGCCTGGCAAAGTATCTTGAACCGCTTGAATATCTTTTGTCTTATCATAAGAACCACTAGTAAATTCATTATCCATAATACCAGTTAATGATACACCCAACAATGCTTCTTCATCACAATTTGATTTCCACTCTTTTGACAAGTAACGAAAATTAGTTAATGTTGCTTGCCATGTTCCAAGTATAGTTGCAAGTCTTACTTTTTCTTTCAAACCTTTTGGGTCATCATCTGGTCTAACAACAACCTCTGTTAAATTACAAAATTCTTTATCTCTTAAAATAATTTCAGAACAAGGGTTAGTACCAAAATTATAACTAGCATCCCTACGATCTCCAAGTTTCTCAACTTGTTTCCTAGCAGCAACTCT